GCACTATAGGATGGTTTACCAAAACCACATGATATTTATAATAAATTAAAAACAAATTTACAAAACATGGCAGAATCAATTATCTCTCCAGGAGTATATGCAAGAGAAAATGACATCTCTTATATCACACCAGCACCAATTCAGGCAGGAGCAGCATTTGTTGGACCAACAGTTAAAGGGCCGGATAACCAGCCTCTTATTGTTACATCATATAGTGACTACGTAAGAAAGTTTGGTGAAACCTTTTCATCAGCTTCTAACAAACAATACGAATTCCTCACTTCAGTAGCAGTTAAGAACTATTTTCAAAATGGTGGACAAACAGCTATAGTAACTAGAATTGTATCTGGAGCCTATACAACAGCTACTAGCACAAACATTCAAAGTGGAATTTTAGCAACTACAGCTTCTCTAATAATTTCTAGTGCAAGTCTAGCACCATTTATTACACCATCAGGATCTTTCTCTATAAACGGAGTTACCCTTATAGTATCAGGAAGTCCAACACAAGTAGGAACTGGAGCATTAGTTAATAGTGCAAACATAATGTACATAGCAACAGGTTCAGTACCTGCTACAACAGTTACAAATATTGTCGACTCAATTAACAATAGCGGTTCAAACGCATTCTACAGTACTAACTTATCAAATATATCAGCAAGCGCTAATGGTACTACAGGAGTAAATTTATTTACACGTACATCTCAAACAGGATCAAACGTACTATCATCAGTATTAAACGCATTCACATATGTATCTGGAAGTACTACAACAAATTTTAGTGGAGCAACAAATAGTGTAGTATTCCAAATAAGAACTTTAGGAGAAGGAGTTCTTTATAACAACTCAACATCAGCAACAGATTCAGGAGCTTCAAACTCAGACGGATCTTTAGTATCTGGATCTGCAGATAACGTAAGATGGGAAATTGCAAATGTAAATAATGCATTAGGAACATTCTCTTTAATTGTAAGACAAGGAGATGATAGTACAAATAATAAAACTATCCTTGAAACATTTAATGTAAATCTTGATCCAAACTCTGATAATTACATTGAAAAAGTAATTGGTAACCAGTTTATTACAGTAGGAACTGACGGTTCAACATCATATAACTACCCAGTAGGTGAATATCCAAATGCTTCAAACTACATTAGAGTATCTGCAGTTAATCTTCCAACAAACTATTATTTAGCAAACGATGGAGTAACAGTTAATAAAGATACAAATAGCCTATCTTACTCAGCTTCACTACCACAAGCACTTTCAGGTTCATTCCAAGGAGCACAAGGAGCAGTTAAAGCAGGAGCTAAATTCTTTGGAGATATTACAAACACATCTACAGATGCACAAGGATTAGTAGCAGCAAACTATAACGTAGCATTATCACTACTTGCAAATAAAGATGAATACCAGTTCAATATAATATCTGCACCAGGTTTAATCTACAAAAATAGCAACTTCACTTCTACAGTAAACTCTTTTATTGCATTAGCAGAAAATAGAGGAGATTGTATTGCAGTAGTAGATTTAGTAGGATACGGAGATGTAGTAACAAACGTAACAGGTCAAGCAGCTTCATTAAATAGTTCATATGCAGCAACTTACTGGCCTTGGTTACAAATTAAATCAGCTACAGGAAGAAACGAATGGACTCCAGCAGGAACAGTAATCCCAGGAGTTTATGCATTCACAGATGCAGCAGCAGCACCATGGTTTGCACCAGCAGGACTTGTAAGAGGTGGAATCGGAGGAGTAATCCAAGCAGAAAGAAAGTTAACTAAAGGCGATAGAGACACTCTTTACTCAGCAAAAGTTAATCCAATTGCTACATTCCCAGGAACAGGTATCTCAGTATTTGGACAAAAAACTTTACAAACTAAAGCATCTGCATTAGACAGAGTAAATGTAAGAAGATTGTTAATTGAACTTAAAAAATTCATTGGTGATCAAGCAAGAAACTTGGTATTTGAGCAGAATACTATATCAACTAGAAACAAGTTCTTAGCAACGGTAAATCCTTACTTAGAATCAGTAGTACAACGTCAGGGTCTTTATGCATACAGAGTTGTAATGGACGATACAAATAACACAGCAGATGTTGTAGACAGAAATCAATTAGTAGGACAGATCTTTATCCAACCTGCAAAAACAATTGAATTCGTAGTATTAGATTTCACAATCGAACCAACTGGAGCAACTTTTGGATAATTTAGAAACAAAGATATTTATAATAAAATAAATAAAATAAAATGGCAGTATTAGATCCAAACGAAATTATGTTCAGAGCCTTCGAACCAATGGTTCAACACAGGTTCGTAATGTATATAGACAACATTCCAGCATTCATGATCAAAAACGTGAAAGCACCTAACTTTACAGATTCAGAGATCAAACTTGATCACATTAACTCTTACAGAAAAATAAGAGGAAAAAGAAACTGGGAGAATTTGGATATGACTTTATACTCACCAATCACACCTTCAGGGGCTCAAGCAGTAATGGAATGGGCTCGTTTAGGATACGAATCAGTAACAGGTAGAGCTGGATATTCAGATTTCTATAAGAAAGATTTAACTTTAAACATTCTAGGTCCTGTAGGAGATATCGTAGGGGAATGGATTATCAAAGGAGCTTTCTTAACAAAAGGAGATTTTGGACAATTTGACTGGACTTCAGCTGACGGAATGGTGGAGATTGGAATTACAGTAGCAATGGATTATTGTGTATTAAATTACTAATAGCATTCAAATAAAAATTAACAAGCCTGGCAAGTCCAGGCTTTGTTGTTTTAAAAAATTTTTATGTGTATATTTATATATAGAAAAAGTTACTAACAAATAAAATTTATGGAAAACAAATTTAACCTACCAACTGAAACGGTAGATCTTCCTTCTAAAGGACTACTTTATCCAAAAGATTCTCCACTATCAGAAGGTAAAATTGAAATGAAATATATGACCGCTAAGGAAGAGGATATTTTAACAAATTCAAATTACATTAGACAAGGAGTAGTTATTGATAAACTACTACAATCATTAATTATCTCTCCAATCAACTACTCGGACTTGCTCATAGGAGACAAGGATGCAGTTATGATGGCAGCTCGTATTTTAGGGTATGGAAAAGATTACGACTTCCAATACGCAGGAGAAAAAATTACAGTAGACTTGTCTACGTTAAAACTTAAAGAACTAGACGAAAGTGTAATAAAGGAGAAAGGTAAAAATGAGTTTGAATATAAACTTCCAAATACTGACAATGTTATTACTTTTAGATTATTAACACAAAAAGATGATAGGGATATTGATGCTGAATTAGAAGGATTAAAAAAACTTAATAAGAATTCTAACAACGAACTAACAACACGTCTAAAGTATATGATACTGTCAATTAACGGTAACTACGAAAGAGGAACAGTAAGACAGTTTGTAGATACAGCATTTTTAGCTAGAGATTCAAGAGCATTCAGAGAATACTACGCACAAATATCCCCAGGAGTAGAGACAAAAATAAAATTTGAAACAGAGTTTGGTGACGAGGAGGACATCAACATTCAATTTAATTCTAACTTTTTTTGGCCTGAGTCCGGAAACTAGAGGAAACATTTTTAGGCAAATACATGAAATAGTCTTTTATGGACAAGGAGGTTATGACTGGAAAACGGTATACAACATGCCCATATGGCTAAGAAGATTTACCTTCAGTACGCTACAAGAGCACTTTGATAAAATAAATGCAGAAAATGATGATGAACTAAAACCAGTTAAAAACGGTAACAAAGTAGCACCACCAGATATTGTTCAAAAAGCAATAACACCAACTTATAGTACGAAGGCATCTAGTAAATGATGCCTTTTACTATTTATAGATATATAGAACACTATGGCAACTAACCAAGGACCGCAAAAAACTTTTGACGATTATTCTAAGTTAATCGAACAACTTGACAAAAAGATTAAAAACTTAGGTGGAGACGGTATTCCAAATCTGCAAAGATTTCTAAGTGCTATGGGTAACGATACTTCACTAGCTGCAAAGCAATTTCAGTTAATGTCAAGAGAAGCTCATGACTTAGAAAATGTATTCGGAGCAATATCGACTACAATAAAGAATGTAGTAGCAGATTTAGATAAGTCAACAAAGGCAACTACTCTCTTTAAAAGAGGGTTAAATAGTGTAGAGGATATAGCTAGAAAATTAGCAGATCATAAAAGTGATGAGAATGTTCTTACTGTAAAGCAATTAGGAAATCTAAACAAGCAGTTAGGTCTTGAAATACAGAACTTAGATAGAGCTCGAGAAAGAGCATCTGAAGAACAGAAAGCACTACAGACAAAGATAAGGTACGGCAAAGCTTCCGCAGCAGAGATAAGATACTCTCAAGAATTATCTGAATATACAAAAGAAATAAATGCAGCTTTAAATCTAAAAAACAGTTACCTTGATAAAATTGTTAAGCATTCAGAAAAGGAAATACAAATTGAAAGAGAAATTCAAAAAACAATTGGACTTACTGGATTAGCTTTTAAAGGAATTGCAGGAACACTTCAAAAAATAGGAGTAGAGTCTCAAGCTATAGAAGATCTTAATAAAAAAATTCGAGCTACAGCAAAAGAAACTGGAAGTGCTTGGAGGACAGCAGGTACAGCTATTAAAGGAACTTTCCAAATTATAGGAGAGAGTCTAAGAGATCCAGCAATTCAAATTGCATTTATTACAAAGACTTTTAAAACACTCTTTGAAATAGGTTCTCAATTTAGTACAAGAACTTTTGAAATACAAAAAACTCTAGGACTCTCTACAGCATCTGCAAAAGCTATGAACCAGGAGTTCTATAATATGCAGCAAAGTACTAATAATATTTATGCAAACTATAAAGATCTTGTAGCAGCAAATTTTAACCTGAATGAGTCCTTAGGAACATCAGCAACTTTTTCTGCAGAAACGCTTGCATCTCAAGCTAAAATAATGCAAGTTACAGGTCTTACGGCAGAAGAGTCAGCTAAGATCTACGAATACTCACTACTTAATGGTGAAACTCAAGAACAGACCTTTGACTCAATGGGTAAGAGCAATAAAGGAGTTCTTAGTAATAAAAAAGTAATGCAAGAAGTCTTAAAAATAAACGGACAATTAGCAGCACAGTATAAAAATAGTCCAGCCTTATTAGAGAAAGCAGTAACCCAGGCACAGAAGTTAGGTATTAGTTTAGAACAAGCTAAGAAAATGTCTAGCGGATTGTTGAACTTTGAAGATTCAATAGCATCAGAACTAGAAGCAGAATTACTAACTGGACAAGAATACAACCTAGAGAAAGCAAGAACATTAGCTCTTCAAGGAAAATCTGCAGAAGCAGCAGCTGAGATGTTAAAGCAAACAGGAGGTTTAGCTAAATTTCAAAACATGAACGTTCTACAGCAAGAAGCTTTAGCTAAGGCTATGGGAATGTCTACAGATGAGATGGCAGATTCATTAGTAAAAGCACAAAAGTTAGAAGCATTAGACTATAGTGAAAAAAAACTACTAGATGAAAAACTAACTGCATTAAAAAAAGCAGGAGAGTATGAAAAAGCAGCTCAACTAGAAAACTTAGTATTACAAGACAAAAAAGTTGCATTAGCAGAACAAGAATTAGACACACAGGGTAAAATTGATAAATCAGTAAGTTCAATCAAAGAATCCCTTAAATCAGCAATAGCAGGACCTCTTGCATCAGTAACAGATAAGTTATCAAAAGTGCTAACAGAAATGGCAGCTAATCCTGTAATAAAATCGATGCTAGGAATAGCAGGAGGAGCAGCAGCTGTTCTTGCAGGAGCTATAGCTGGAGGAATGGCTATCAATGCTATAAAAAACGCAATATTAGGTCCTAGAGGTTCAGAAAAAAGACCTATGTACGTAAAAAATGTAGATGATGGTGGCGGTGGTGGTATAACAGATGCATTAAGCGGAGGGGATGACTCAGGGGGAACAAGCCCAGGTGGTGGACTTGGAAGTTCTCTAAAAAGAGCAGGAACAGCTTTTAAAAGAGGAGGATTAAAAGGAGGTATAAAATCCATAGGGAGAATGGCTAAATCAGGACTAAAAGGATTAGGAAAAGGAGGGTTAAAAGGAATAGGAAAAGGCCTATTGAAAAAAGTGCCGATGATAGGAGCACTTCTAGGAGCAGGAATGGAGTTTGGTGAAAATGGATTTAATATGGAATCGATTACAAGAGCAGGATTAAGCGGAATAGGAGGACTACTTGGAGGTGCAGCCGGTTCACTTGTCGCACCAGGAGTAGGAACAGCTTTAGGTGGAGTTGGAGGAAGTATGGCAGGAGACTGGTTAGGAGATAAGATTTTTGGAGAAAGAAAAGAGAAACCAGAAGAAGTGGATGACTTTATCATGCGTCCAGGACAGAGACCTGTTAAGTTTAGAAAAGATGATGTAATAATGGGCGGAACTAGTCTAACAGGAAACTCAACAGGAGGAACTGGAGGAGGAAATGTAGAAGCCTTACTACAAGAACTAATTGCGGCAGTTAAACAAGGAGGAAACATTTATATTGGACCAAATAAGCTTAACGAAGCTATAGGACTCAACCTACATCCAATGAGATAATAAAATAAACAAACTATTTATAATAAATTAAAACACAATTAATATGGGACTATTAGATTTATTACCAACATCTAACCTAGGATTGGATGGAGCAACACCAGCAGTTATACCAAGTGCTAATCCGGCATCAACACTGCATTATCAATCATCAATTAATGATCGACCAAATATTGACCAAAGCCCTTCTGCATTAGACATAAATGGAATTAAGCCAGTTATCTCTCCAACAGGGCAACAACTTCCATATTTAGATCATTTACCGGGTTAATAAAAGACTAAATGGCAAAGGGAATAATAAATCTGCAAACAGACCTTACAAGTCTGAAGTATGGCTCTATGCCTCTTGGAAGCGACAAACCTTACATAGTTAAGGACATAGGTCAAGCACCAGGAAGTCAAATAGGGGCAGAGATTTCACATCGCATTGACGATGTTTCCCGTATTGCTAAAATGCTAGTAGATAAACCAGGGATAAAATACCTACTACATGAGGCTTTGCTTCAGCAAGTAAATGTAGCAGATAAAATTAAAAAAGCACAGCAAGGAGGAAAATCCTTAGTTGGAGCAGTTCTAAAACAAGCCGGAAGCACTCTACTTACAACAGCTAAGATTGTAGGATCAACCCTAGCACAAGTTCCTGTAAACGGAACAGGTACGCATTTCCTAAGAGGATTTAGAACTGATACTTACCTACAACCAAAAGGACCAGGTAACATATCTGCATTTGCTTCGTTCTTTGGAGCAGGTGGAATAGAAGGAGCACAGTATGCTCTGAGAGGTGAAACAGTACCTGGAGCAGTAAATAAAGATAATCAAAATTTTGGTGAACAAATAGGGATTGATACTTTCATACTAGACCCAGAC